ACTCTTCATCATCTGGGTTCTGCTCGAAGGCAATCAACTCACCTTTATAGACTAGTGGGAATCTGGTTCTAGAACCGTCCTGTAGTCTCTTGATGTTGTCGATGTAGTTAAGTTCACCGAACGTCCATAGTGAGATGTTATCCGTGAAGGTTTCTAGGATCGTTACCTGGAAAGGTTCGATGGGCTGTGATAGGCGCTTGTCTGTTACAAGACCGACAACCTCAACGATATCACCTGGCTGGAAACCATAACCTTGGTTGGATAGCTCGAAGTTCTCAACCTCGAAGAATTCAGATCTGCCGATAGCAGTTGTCTTAGCAGCTCCAACCTCACACGTGATGAATAGGTTCTTACCTTGCTCATCTGGTCCTGGGTTTGGACCGACACTTCTCCTGAACACGCCCGTTGTGGGTAGGTTAGAGAACTCGGGATCGGGTGCCCATACGTAGGGGTTAGTGTAACCAGTACCTGGGTTGATGATGTCGAATGCAACCAACTCACCGCCTGGACCTGTGATAGCTTCAATTTCCGCTTCCACACCAGTGTGACCCTCTTCGGTAATACCGATTGATACTCTCCGGGTGTTGTAACCAGAACCAACATTGTTCTTGCTGTACTGACCGATGGTGCCGCCACTTACGTAAGTGTGCTCGAATTCAGATTCACCAACTAGTACACGGAAGTGTGCGTGGTCATCTAGGAATACGAATGGGAAGGACTCAGCAACGTCAGGGAAGAAATCAGTATTCAAACCGACCTGTAGAGAACCACCGCCGACATAGTTATGGTTGATTCCTGGGACCGCACCGACATTCAACTCAAGGGTGAAGCTATCGAGTACGTTGAGGATTGGGAACTCATAACCATTTGTACCATCAGGGAACACGTTAGTAGTAATACCAACAGTGCCGATACCACCTTGTACATATGTATGTTGGATACCGGCGATTGCACCAACGTTAACCACGACCTGATTAGGAGTGGGGATGTTCAAGATCTCAAAGCGGTAACCGTTTGTTCCGTCTGGGAAGATGCTGGTGGTAAAACCAACAGTACCAATACCACCCTGTACATATTCTTGACCAAATGGTAGTGTGCCTACACCAATGGTTACTGAGTCATCAGTTGGAGTTGAGAGAATCTCGAACTCATAGCCATTGTTACCTGATGGGAAGATGGTGGATGTGATACCGGAGTATACAGTGCCGCCACTCTCGTAAGTGTAATTAAATACGCTTCCGCCTACGTTGATTGCAAATGAATCTAGTGAAGGAATGTCGGTAATTGTGTAGTCACCATTGGTTGGGAATGTGCTAATACCAGGGAAGCTGGGATCAGTGGAGCTGAACTGTAGATCTTCCAATCTAACTTTCTGACCTAGGCTGTAGCCATGATCGTCATTTAGTAGAATGACTAGCTCACCACTTAGGTTGGAGAAGTTAGCAGTAATAACAGAATTTGGAATTAGTGAGTTATTGTTGCAGGTGTAACCTAGACCAGTTAGCTGTACGCGAGCACCTGGGACAGTTCCGTGATCATCGTCAAATAGGACGGTTACGATACCGGTTGTATTATCGTAAGGTGCGTCTAGTACGTTTAGTGTGGTTAGTGATGTTCCTGAGCAATCAAACTCGATACCACCTAGATCAACGAAGTAGCCAATCTGTGTATTGTGGTTGGTGTCGAAGGTGACTGAAGCTATACCAGTCTGGTCATCATAAACAACGTTAGTGACGTTTAGAGCTGTCTCGGAAGTACCGGCGCACTCGTAACGTAGGTTGCGTAGCTGAACTGGGTTGCCTGGAAGACGCTTGTGCTGCTCTCTGGTCTTGACGGTAACGATACCCGTTACTTCATCATAAGGTGCATCTAGAACCTCTAGAGTTCTGTTGTAGCCACCGCCCTGTGGGGTTGGGCAGCTAAACTCGATGCGGTTTAGGTAGACGAAGTTGGGGTTCTGACCTTCAACACCGAACTCGAATGGGGCATACTTCTGGAATGTACCACCACCTAGGTAGGTGTGTGGGATTCTGATGATAGGACCAACGTCGATGGAGAAGATATCGTCATTTACGACTGATACAACTGTGAAGACTGGATCCTTATCGGGGAAGATGCTGGTGTTGAAACCAACGGTCATTTCGCCGCCCTGAACATATTCGTGCTCGAATGGTGAGGGACCTACGTTAACTGCTAGGACGTTAGAATCAAGAACATCTAGAACTTCAAACTCATAGCCGTTAGTGCCATCTGGGAACAACGTGGTTGTGAAGCCAACGAATGCAGTACCGGAACCAACGTATGTGTGCTCGATGCCTGGGATAGGTCCGACATTAACAACGAATGTGGAAGGATCGATAACGTTAAGAACGTTGAACTGATAACCGTTCGTTCCGTCTGGGAAGATGTTAGTTGTGAAACCAACAGTACCAATACCACCAGCGACATATGTGTGACCGAATGGATTCGCGCCCGTGTTGATAACAACGGTGTTGAGTGATGGAATCTCTAGGATCTCAAACTCATAACCATTCGTTCCGTCAGGGAAGAAATCGGTTGTGAAACCAACGGTACCAATACCACTGCCCACGTAGACGTGATCAATGCCTGGGATTGCACCAACATTAACTTCTAGTGTGTTTGGTGTAGGTGTACCGGTGATTACGAACTCATAGCCGTTTGTACCATCTGGGAAGATGTTAGTTGTGAAACCAACGGTAGCAATACCACCACTTACATAAGTGTGCTCGACACCGGGTAGAGAACCAACATTGATGGTTAGCTGATCTGGGGTGGGAACATCTAGAATCTCAAACTCAAATCCGTTGGTACCATCTGGATAAACTGTAGTTGTGAAACCAACGGTAGCAATACCAGTGCTGGTTACGTGTTCGTGTGTGAATGAGTTGATTCCAGTATTAACAACTAGCGTGGTGCTAGTAGGAACATCTAGAACTTCAAACTCATAACCATTCACCCCAGTTGGGTAGATTGAGGTTGTATATCCTACGCGGACGCGAGCGTCTGCATCGAATACGTATGCATTCTCCTCATAGCCAACGATGACGTTACCTGATACGAACTCAACTTCAGTAATACCGGAAGTAACACCACCACCAGATTCGTATGATAGTGCAGTTGTACCGATTCCCGTATTGATCGTGATGACGGTATTACCAACACCAGTTACGTTCTGAACTTCATATGTGGTCCTTTGTGCAGGGAATGAAGTTGTGCCCAATCCAATGTTCCAGTCGATGGAGGATAGGATGATGCTCGAACCAACGGAGATGTTAGTTGTACCTTGGAGATAAACCGTGGTGACGCCAGTGGTATTGTCGTAAGTAGCGTCATAAACGTTACTTTCTTTAATAGTTGGGTCGAAGTTTAGTGTGAACTCCTGTTGGGGACCAGAAGCGTCGATGTTCATGATGTAGGTTCCGATAGAACCACTGAAGTCACCAGTTACTACTAGGTCTTCAATAACAACTTGCTCACCGTTGACGACACTTGGATCAATACCATCTAGTCTTACTGTGGTTAGACCGCTAACTGAGTCGAACTGAACGTCGATGATGTCTACGCTTCTAGTAGATACACCTACATTAACTGTTATCTCACTGTTACCATTGGTGCTCTGGATAACATACTCTCTGTTGGGCTTCTCGGGATAGGTCTCAATTCCACCACCGTTAGCAGCACACTGGAAGTTTAGACCTTCCATTCTGAGAACATCACCAACCTGTAGAGATGAGTTAATATCGAAAGCGCTGACGAATAGCTTTAGATCGCCAGTTTCATTGTTGTAATCAGCGAAGTTTACAGAGTAAACATCTAGAGAATCGGTACAGTCAAACTCAAGACCAGATAGTTGGATGCGATCACCAACTTCAGTATTGTGTAGACCTAGGAATCTAATGGTTGTGATACCAGTCGTATTCTCATAATCTACGCGGAATACGTTTAGTGTGCTCAAGGATGTGCCGTTACAATCATACTCAAGACCACTTAGCTGTACTCTGCTACCAACAATTTGACCGTGAGGTGCATTTAGTTGGATTGTAGCAATACCGCTGGTTGAGGTGTAAGGTGCGTCGATGACGCCGTAAGTTACCTCAGAGGTTCCATTACACTCATACTCAAGACCGGTTAGCTGTACGCGATCACCTACCTCGGATAAGTGGTTACCGAAGAAAGTAACTGTAGCAATACCAGTGGTGCTGTCGTAAGGTGCAGATGTTACATCTAGTGTGCGTAGTGACTCGCCATCGCAATCAAACTCAATACCAGATAGTTGGATGCGTGCTCCAGAATCTGTATTGTGGCTACCATCCAAAGTAACGGTAGTGATACCAGTTAGCTTATCGTAGATGACGTTTGTTACGTTTAGTGTCTCTAGTGAAGTGCCGCTGCACTCATACTCAAGACCACGTAGACCAACCTTATCGCCTAGTGCGAGGGTGTGTGGTGCGGCAGTAGTAACGGTTACTAGACCTGTCGCATTATCATAAGGTGCGTTGGTAACATCAATTGCGTTAGCCTGATAGCTGTCGCATGAATACTCAAGACCATTTAGAACAATACGCTCACCGATCTCAGTATTGTGGCGATCGATTGTTGTGATCGTTACGATACCAGTTACGTGGTCATAAGGAGCATTCTGAATCTCAAGGGCGGCTGTAGATAGACCAGCACAATCAAACTCAAGACCATCTAGAACAACAATGTCGTCTTCCTTTAGATCAATGGAGCTTAGGGAAACTGTTGACTGGATGAGTAGCTGACCAGAGATGTTCTGATACGTAGCGATACCGATACTGATTGGTGCAGTTTCAGGTGCGCCTAGAGCAGAGACGACCATCTCACCACTTTCATTATCGTAATCTGCGAATACGATATCGGTAGTAACGCCAATTACGTTCTCAGTAACAATACCAGTAATTTGACCCTGGCTACCTACACCAGCCTGGATTGAAGCACCGTAACGAGGTGCATAACCTAGACCAGGAGTAGAACCTAGGGAAACGATTAGACCACCACGGGGGACTTGGTTCTGGTTTACATCGAACTCAGAGAAGATCTGTTCTCCGTTCTCAGAAGTAATACCAGTGAATACAACGGAGTTAATGCCCGTAACTGGGTTATAGGTGTAGAAGAAGTTGTTACCTTCGTTGTTGTCGGTAGTTGGAGTCTGGTAAATGTCGTTGATTAGTAGTAGACCGTTGCCGTTATCAATTTCAGAGGTAGTTGAACCTGCGGAAGTGATGTTAAAGGCAGATGATTCACCATCAAACTGGTCACTGATGTCGTCATAGACTGCGATCTGATCATACTCTTTCTGTAGGAATGTTCTTCCTTGGAATGAAGAGTTGAACTCGACTAGGTTGCTTTCGTTGACGCTGAAGGCACCTTTACCGGAGGGAGCTTCGGTGAAGATGATATCACTATCAACGATGTTGTATGAGCCCCTGTAGAGAGCCATAGAAGCGCCTGCAAGGTGGTCAGTCGCGGCAGAGCCTACAACACCCCTCTTAACTTCGACAAGGGGCACAGAGCCGGTATTATTGATGGGTCCATCGTTCGATGTACCGAAGCCTACGTTATCAACACGTACGTACTCATCGTTATTGATTAGGAGTAGGTCACCAACACGGATGGTGCCGATACCACTCATAACCATGAGAGTATCATCGAATGGTGAATTCTCAGCTAGGGAGTACAACTTATTGGAAGATGCGATTGGTGACTGTAGTACACCGTCAATGGTGATTACGGTCTTCTCTAGCTTCTGGCTCATCTCGAAGCTGTGGGAGTTACCAGAACCGATACCAGTGATCTTCAATGGCTTGCGGAGGATAGCATCCTCAAAAGTACCAGCTACACCGAAGCGGTTTAGGTCAAACTTAATCGCATAAACCTCACGGGGCATCTGATCGGTAAAGCCAACACCAGGAAGTGTGGTGGCTGCGATGGAGATTGGCTCGGGGGTTACCTGCTTTACAGATGAACCAGCTTCATAGTATAGAAGCTCACCAGTGCTAAAGAAGTGCTCAGTTGCATTGATGACGTTTACATCAGTGGTCTGAGTACCAACGCCAACTAGATCGTCCGCTGGGTTGATGATCTTCTGATAAATGGGGATACCTTCATATAGTAGTGGGAAGCGTACGTTGTTCGTTCTCTGACCTAGTGGTGCAATGTAACGATCAATGTAGTAAGTTTCCTCAGATTCACCGTAAACTAGGGGGATGTTTCTGTAGTTTAGGTTGTCGGACTCGCGGTAGAATACCTCATCATAAACCGCAATACGAATAGCACTGCCGTCTAGACCGGGCTCGGGGAAGAAGAACAGCTCCATGTCTGTTCCAACGATCTCAGCACCGAAGGTACCGATACCAGGACCAGGAGAGCCATTGCCCTCTGTGATGAAGGGGTATTCGTTAACGAATGTCTCACCATCGGAGTTAATGTACATGTTCTGCTGGAACATACCGAAGGTGTTGTTTCTTACGAAAGCGAGCTGTCTTACGGACTGGAATAGTGCAGCATCATAAGTACCAATCTTAATCTTGGTGTCTGTACCAGGAGCAACTACACGCTCGGAGTTGAGAATTAGGCTTCTCTCAGTACCGTTGGGGATACTTGGGCGCTTGAATCGGAATGGGGTAGAACCAAATACGATAGAAGCAAACTCAGTGCTTTTAGTTGTAACTAGGATCTCCTGATCAGTTGTGTTTCTGTAGTTAATGACTAGCAGATCGTCGCCAGAGATTCTCTCAACGGAAGCTTCAAACTCACCGACAAAATCACTGTTGAAGTTCTTAAACCTGTCGCCATTGAAACCATATACGCCGATTGAGGTGTCGTTACCAGTTCTGAAGACATATACTTCGTAGTATGAAGTAAATCCATCCTCATTAACTAGAGTCGCCTGTAGTGCAACAGCCTCAGTCTCCTCTGCAGTAGCAGTAAAGACTGCTGCAATGTTACCTGGGTTGATTGCTCTCTCAGTACCACCTAGACGTGAGTTGCCGATGCTGTAATCACTCTCATCCTCGAAGATGAAGCGGTTTGTGAATAGCTTAGCATCGAAGTCAAACGTCTCAATGTCGAATGGCTGATAGCGTAAGGTGTACTCAGTACTATCCTGAGCAACGCCCTCGAATGTACCGTAGCCACCCTCATTATCAGATACGAAAGCTTTCAACATCGTGAAAGAATCGTTATTGTAGTTTAGGGTGATGATTTCCTGTAGTTCTACCTGATCAGTGAATGGGTTTCTGACCTGTAGAACACCACGTGTGTATACACTGTTAACAACATTGAAGTCAATGTAGTCTTTCTGTGAACGTACGTTATCTTGGTCGATGAACTCGTTACTAATATCGTCGTGTAGTAGTACGCGGTTGGTTCTTACCTCAAAGTAGTCAGTTAGACGCTTGTTGGGAGTCTTACTGTTGAACCTAATGGCGTTGGTGATGTTGTTTCTTACGTTCTCATCAAAGCCAAGGTCAAAGTTGTTGATACGGTCAACACGGAGAGGTGTGTTAGCAACATCGGTTAGACCAATGAGGTCAATGGTGATGGATGTACCAGTTTGTGAGGTGAAACCTAGACCAGCACTGGACTCTAGCTTAACGTCAGCGAAGTTCTTTAGACCTGCTGGGTGTACTAGACGGTTGATTGGGCTGATCATCTCCTCGAAGGTTACTTCACTCTTAATTGAGTAGGAGAGGTTCTGATAGTAATCGTTATCAGGGGTTACCTGATACTCTTCGTTGAGGAAGCCTGTGGGGGTATTCCAACCTCTAGCGATACGAGAGATTGAATCAACCTGGAAGCGACATTCAGAGCCAGATACATCGGTAACGGTTACTGTAATACCACTGACGCTACCCTTTAGGCGGTCACCCGCTAGGATATCGTAGTTACCTCTTACTTTGAAAAAGTTTGTATTGGACTGCTCAACGATTAGATCGGTGTCGATAGACTTGCCCTTTTCGTCAATAACAGTTAGTCTTTCACCAACGATGAAGATAGCAGTTGCCTGATCAACCTGGAACTTAGGGTAGATCTTCTCATTAACCATTGATGAGAATGCACCCTGGAAGGTAACAGCAATACCAAGATTCCCTCTTGCCTCTTCTGGATACTTAACAGCAACCTCGATTGGGTTGGTAGTACTAACACCAACAACCTCGAAGAAAGTATAACCATAATCTTCTGAGTTCATGTTGGCGAATTCGCCCAACTCGGAGATGATGTTCTCAACGAATACCTTATCACCAACCGCGAAAGGAGGAGCGTTGTATCCGAAGATAGGAGTCTGAACCTTGAATGTAACGATACCGACAACGTTATCGATAATCTCTACAGTATCGATGGGAATACCGTTACTGTTGTTGACTGTGATTAGTTCGTGTGCATTCTTGGATAGACCAGAAGGTGCAACTTCGATGATTACATCAGAAATACCACTGTTCTGTACCTCGAATTCGATAGCACCACCATCTACCTCCTCACGTGTTACTGCATCGATGAGGACATAGTTTGGTGGGTTCTGATAACCATTACCAGTCTGTGTAATGGTAATACCAGTAACGAAGTCACTATCGTCAAACTGAATAGTGGACTGAACGATACCCTTGGGGCGTAGTGTGTTGTCTGCAGAGTAACCCCAGCCTGGGTTATCAATGGTGAAGCTAGCTAGCTTACCGATATCATCGCTGGAGGCTCTTAGAGTAGCTGCATTACCAAACTTACTCTGGATAGTGATGAACTCAGGGACATTTGCAAAGTTAGTACCACTTGAGATGATACGGGTGTCTGCTACGCCGCCTAAGGCGCTACTGGAGCTTGTATTGTACTCTAGGACTTCTGTCTGCCCACCGATGTATTCGCTGCTCTCAGGCTTCTCTAGGAGGCTGTAGGAGAATGTGTTGAGACCTACGTTAACGATACGGCTGGAGATGTTATAGGAGCTAGGTACTAGCGTGATTGTGCTGTAATCTAGTGTGTTTGTATCTGCAGTAGAAATGTAACCACCCTTCTCCAAGCCATAGTAGATGGAGGAGGGGTTGTTTGGAGAATACTCGATGATCTTCTCTGCACCTTCAAAGCCAGCGGTACCAACACCAATGACGGTAAACTCGTCATCAACACCATTAGCATCGAAGACTTCAGTTAGAGTCTGATCGTAGAAGAACTTGAGTTCATACTCTTGTAGAGAAGGATCCTCAATGTCGAATACGATGTTGTTATTGGCGGTTACGGGAACCTGTGGATTTACTAGGGAGAATACGTGTGTGCCGATACCAGCAGACTCTAGATTGACGATAAGCTCAGAACCTGGGCGGATATCTTCAAAGGTCTCTGCTAGCTGGAACCTGTTGAGGTCAAAAGGTACAACGAAGTACTTCTGGTGAGTCTCAATACCAGCAATTGGGTTGTTGTTGAGAGTTGTGTATAGAACATAATCACCCAACTTGAATCCGTGGGAGGCTAGAGTGATGATGTTAGCAGATGTGTCGATACCAGATGGATTTACACTTCTGGGGTTGATGATTAGTGTCTGGGAGACCTCATCAAACTTAACGATGACCTTATCATCGGTTCCAATACCAGAATTGATATTTGAAACGACGTTCATTGAGATAACGTCACGGTTGGTTAGACCATGGGGCTCATCGGTTGTAACAACTGCGTCAATACGAGCAATGTTAGCACCTTCGCTGTTTCTAATAGTTCTGATATTGTATGTTGGTAGATCTTCACCACCACCAGCAACGAATAGGTTGTTACCGGCAGCACTTGTTCTAATGCCGATGTAATCCTTGGACAATCTCTCTACGAAGATTAGTTCCTCAGTAACACCATTTCTGGGTAGCTGAGTCTGTAGTAGATCGCCATCATCAACAGCCAAACGATCATCAGATTCATCACCAACGCTGATGTAAGCGGGCTCTACGCCCACGAAACCATGGTTAGGTGCATAGATGGAGCGTACAGGTACATCGATGTTGTAGTTGATGTTGCCGATGCTATAGACGGTAGCGTAGGTGTTACCATCCTCACCACGTGTACCGAAACCTACGGTCTGGGTTGGGTTGAAGTAGTATGATTCATCAAAGCGTGAATCGATGTCGGGTAGACTTGCCTTGACTTCAAAGCGATCAGTAACAACGTTGACTGGTGTGCCGATGGGGAAGCTTACGCCTAGACCCAATGGACGTGATACACGGAGAGCCTTGTTCTGTGGGAAGATGTTTAGAATCTCTACACCTTCAGTGGTATTACCGAAACCAACAACTAGGCTAGAGCCTACGCTGATGTTCTCAGTTAGTGCGTTTACAAAGATATCCGTGTAAGTTGGGAAGAAATTATCCTCCATGGGGGAGAACAACGTCATGTAGCGATTATCTACGCTGATGCTCTTGGAACCAGATAGAAGATCTAGGCTGGTAGATAGACCAGTGAAGATGATGTTATCTTTGTCTAGGTATTCGTGGTTAGGATCAACTTTGATAATTGCAGTATCCTTATCTTTCTTAACGATGCGCACTAGATCTTTGGTGTATACAAGAGTCTCTTCTTTTAGAGTCTTGATCTCTTTACCAGTGACGCGACTAACGATAGCACTGATGCTATCTTCAGTCTGATCAAATACGATAACGTCACCATTGGAGTAGCTTAGACCAACACCAATGATATCAATATCCTTTACCCGACCTTCGTTCACGCTGCCTACGGTAGCGCCTTGAATGTCGAATAGGTATGACTGGTCAATAAATTCAGAACCAATGAAAGGCTGACCTACAGCGTAAGGTAGAGTATTACGGTAGATAGGCTTATCGTTGATCTCGAAGTCTTGGTTTACATCACCATTGCGGTCTCTAATAGGAGCATCACGATACTCAGGACCAATGAAGTATGGGAACTGAGGAGCACGCTCTAGTGACTGAACATCAGTAGAGATACCGGCGAAGTATGCGTATACACCTTTAGGGAATTCTGGAGTACGGCAATAGCGACCATTATACTGGTCTAGGTCACCGTTGTCTGTGTATACGTAGTCTTCGATGAAGAATCCGGCTGGATATAGAGTCAAAGAAGGACGACCCACAATGTTGTCTGGATCTAGCTCATAGGCAGTCTTCATCGCCCTGAAACCAGAGTTGATGTCTTCGGGATCGTTTAGACCGAAACCACCATAGATGGGGTTACCGTCATTAGCCCAACCAATGATTGGGGAGTGACTGAATCCGTCATCATTGTAAACGCCTTCGCGGATGGTTCTGTCGTAAGATACAATAGCGTAGTTATTATCAATTAGACTCTCGAAACCAAAGCGACTCTGGATGTTAATTGTGAGGTCTCTGATGCGTGGGGAGATAATAGCACCTTCTGCTGGATCAACTACCTTGAGGCGTGTAGAAGCCTGCTGGTAGACTACACCTGGGGATAGAATGAGAACATCAACAATCTCACCATCTTCGACGATGGCGCGTAGTACAGCACCCTGACCACCACCTTCGGGGTCAGTTACGATGATGTCTGGAGTGGAAGGATAGTTTCTACCACGTGATAGGATTAGGATAGAGCTGATCTCGCCTTCTACGACAACAACACCTAGACGTGCGCCACTACCAACCTTTACTTCGACTTCAGGAGCCTTTTCAAAGTTTAGAATGTCGGAACCATAGAAGCCACCATCATCGATGTAGAAAGAATCGATTTCACCACGGATGAAGGGGGTAGCTGTAATAACGCCAGTGATAGTTGATGCGAAAGATACAACGATATCAACTTCAATCTCGGGGTACTTAATGAAGTGAGTGCCGACACCAGTGGAGGTGAAGTTAACGAAGTCTTTTCTGTCGAAGTCGAAGCGGCTAGTACCACCAATACCAGCATCGGCTAGCATTAGACGGTTATCATCAATCTTCTCAACATAGTACCTGTGCTCAGTGGACATACCACCTACAGCAACTTCACTGGTACCATATTCTACGATTTCACCACTCTCGAAGCCATGGTTATCATAACGAATCTCGTCATACTCGATAACAACGTTAGATGGCTTAAAGTTCATCTTACGGTAGACATATTCGCCACCATCTTCGATGATGGTTGCGCCAGTGATTCTATTCTTAGATAGAGTATCAAATGCCTGGATACCGAAGCCAGTAAGTGCAGATGTGAAACCAACGGTATTGATACCAGAGCTTAGATCACCAATAGTTGGGTATAGTTTGATGGTTCTGTTGTTTACAGGCTCACAGTAGTAAACACCACCGTTAGCTAGAACTTCACTAGCACCGGAGTTTGTTCCGCCCGCCCTTGCTACACCAATGCTCTCACCACCACGGTTGTTGTATACAACCTTCTCACCACGGGAGAACTTGTGGTCTTGTAGGAATAGGATGCTCTCATCATTAGGATCCACACCACCACCAAGGACAACCGTACGGCTATCGAAGGGAACAGATCTGCGACGGCGCTCAATGATAGGTACAGCAGTAGCACCTGGGCTGTTACCACCGACTACGGAGATAGAGAATACCTTATCTACATCGAAGTCCTGTGGGTCTACAAGGATCTTCTCTAGCTTACCACGTACAACAGGGGTAGCCTTAGCTGTAGAGGCTACAGCGCCCTCTAGAGGGGCAACTAGCTTTAGATCAGGATCAGCTACAACAATCTCTGGGGGATCAGTGACACTATAGCCACGACCACCCGCTACTGGGTCAATGCTCTTTAGGGGACCTAGGAATACCTTGCTTCTACCTTCATAGTTTAGAATCTCTACACCATTTGTTAGTACAGCAATAGTACCTGGCTCGGTGGGAGCAGGTGTTCTGTTAATGGTGATATTCTGCTGCTCACCAGCGGCGCTGATAGGGATCTTTCTGTAAGTTCTCTGTGTCTTGATCTCACGTGTGGACTGGGAGGATAGAGTAAAGATATGCTCGCCAGTTTCAAAGTTAGGCTCTAGAGCAACGTTGTTATCACTACCAATGAAGGATGGAGATACGAACAAGCGAACCTGACGGGAGTCAGCTAGAACCTCAACGAAGTATTCACCAGTATCACAGATGGGCACAGCAGTGGTGATTCCAATATCCTTTACAGAATAAGTAATTAAGTCACCAGTGAAGAAAGGTACAGGTGTAGAGAATACTAGAGTCTTGTAGGTATCCTCGAAAGGCTCCTTATCGATTAGGTTAGATGGATTGATGTCTACAATTATGTTCTCAATGACTTCTACGTTAATATCGTAAGAAGGCAATGAGTTAGTAGCTACGTAGAAGTTATCATCGTAGTTTCTAGCATCATATAGGTTGATTACGTTGGTAAGAATAGCATCGTTACCGTAATCAATTGGAGTATTTGAACTTGTAGCGAAGTTCTGTCTTCTTCTGATGTCGAATAGACCGAACTGGGGTAGACCGCTGGTATCACTGATGGTGATAGTTGCGTTTAGGAAGTCAACGCTATCAACTGGTCTGTTTCCTAGTACAACATTCTGAGTATTGCGCTCTAGGATATCAACAAAGTCACCTTCATTGATATATGAGTCATCTAGGTATGGTGCAGAGATGCTGAAGGTAGAACCGCTGATATCTAGAACTTCAAAACGAACAGATGTGTTGTAGATGAAGCTATTAGCTACAATATCGGCATAAGTTTGGGAGGTACGCTTAACACCAGAAGGAACGATATTCTCACCCAAAGAATCTACGCTGATCTTCTCACCAATAGAGGTGAAGGGGACTCCATCATCCTCAAATGAGATATCAGATAGTGTACCGGTCAAACGTAGGCGAACTTCCTCACCTTTATCGTTGAAACCATATACGTAGATATCATCAATGATCTCATCATCGATTTTGATGGTCGCATCGGGGTCTTCACAAGTAACACCAAGGAACTGGTTAACAGTTCTCTCTTCATACTTGAATACTGTACCATCTGAAGTGATGAACTCGTTATTCTGGCGGAAGCCTAGGGTGCTGTCTACGGTAACGGTCGTATCACCTGCACTCCAAGCCCTCTGAGCCTTAGTTCTGCCTGGAACAGTAAATAGCTTCCTTTCGTTGGCGATCTCGTCTGTGGAGACGAATAGGTATAGTCTGTAGTACTGACGATTGGCGCGAGTGAATGGCTCAATCTCGGAGATTGCACCAAATACGCTATTATCGTTGCTCTGGAAGATTGTCTTACCAGTTAGGTCAATAGGATTGCCCTGAACCTCAATACCTACAGCAAAATCTCTTCTGGAGTAAGCAGCATCAGAAGATTTGATTAGGAATTGCTCTAGATCGATTACAGTGGGGTCCTGACCGAATAGAACGCGGAATAGAATCTCGAAAGACTCCTCACTACCCTTAGTTTGGTAGAAAGATCGAGCCTGGCGGATCCAGTTACCGGTGTTGATATCACTATCGAAGTCTAAGTTCTCAAAGCCGGGGGCAAAGGTGAACTTAATCTTGTTGTAAAATTCTTTTAGGAAGAGTGTGCTTAGGTTTGTTACTTCAGCTTCAGCTTTGTGCTCAGCAGCCTCTGTCTGCTCGAATACAAGCTCTGCAGGATTAGCAGGATCCTGATATGAAGTAATACCACTGAAGCCGCGTACGACGCCAGTGAAGGAGTTTGTGGTAACACCAGTATATGTGATGATCTCGTCATCAACCTTTAGTAGACCCCACTCGTTAGGAAAGCTTTTGGTGGAGTTTACTTGGATTTCGGTATCTTCAGCGGAAATATCTTGGGTAAGGAAAAATTCACCAGCAACTACTTCTGGCGTTAGGTTAGAAAGCTCCAGATACTGGTCTAAATTGGACGCAAAGTCAACTGCACCCCCCTGGAACTCCTGGGAGATGTAAAATTGCTTTAGAAAGTCGCTAGTCAGTGGCGAGTCATTTCTAATATACTCAGGAAGTTGTGAAGATACGATATCCTGTATCTTCACCCTCACATCAATACCAGTACCAATCATAATGAGATACCTTGTGCGTTACCTTGTTAGCTTTCCGTTACCGTAACTTGGTGTTACTGAGAACCCAACTCCAGAGATCTGCTCACCGCTAGAAATCGTGTCCCTAACCATATTTATCTCGCTTTCAGAAACGTCAAATGAGACATATAGGTCCTTCAAACCTAATACATCATTGGATAGTGGGTATGCCTGAATCTCAATGACGCGGTTTGGTTTATCTGTTGAAACGATGCGTGTTGTGAAGAGCTGAATCTCGCCTTTGTTGTAATCAATAGTGCCTGCTTCATCCACAACGACTGTATAACCAACTTCACCCGTTTGTGCATTGAACCGCTCAGAAATGATAGAGATTTTTCCGAGAGCATCTGCATTTACTGAGCCATCTTCGTTGGTTGATGGGATATCGGTAAAATAGAGTGTCTGGTTGTTACCAAAGATTTTAAATCCAGTACTCTTGATCGTTCCACCGCCAGGTTTGATATAGAAGGCGTTACCGAAGCAAAGCTCATACTGCGCAAAGCTGTCGATAGCGGCTGCTAGGTTCCTTCTGACGATTACGCGGCTAATATTAGAGGTAATAGCCATAGAAGTGTCGTCAATGACCTTCTGAGCCTTAGAATACTTGAAGCGTCCACCGAACTTGTTTAGGTCAATGCTATCAGCATAGGTTTCGAGTGACTTAATGACCTCAGCACGCAATGTGTTGGCTGATGGGGTCATATTTGCGTTGTAGTAGACAGAAGACTCAAGCTCAACGAATAGAATCTTGAGATCAACGATCTTTTGGTTCATTCCAGCAATGGTGTACTGCTTTAGCTTCTCTAGAATGATCCGCTTGTCGAAATCACTGACTTCAGTACCGTTGCTTGGCTTGATACTGATTAGGATGTTACCAAACTGAGGGGGAGTTAGCTCTTCACCACCAACAATGGAGACAGATTCGGTTGCTGGGTAGATTTGCTTGATAATCGCCTCATAATCACGCGCTGTAACAGCCCTGTATTGGGCTGCATACTGCTTGGGGGAGTAGTACTTGACTGATTGCACAGATTCGATGTCTGTGCCGTTTCTAGCGGGCTCTACGGTGGTGATAGAGACCGGCGTGGAGGGGGTAATGATGGCTCCTAGAGAATTTGCGATAGAACCGCTGAATGAGAAGTTACGAGCACCGTTGCCGCCCTTACCATCAGTGATGATATAGGTGGAATTGATGGTCTGACCTTGCTGTAACTTCTTACCAAAGATGCCGTCACCGAAAATAAGCTCATAGTACTCATTTTCAACTTCGTTGATGTAATAGATTTCACTATTGTCGTCTATACCAACAATATTCTCGGCACGGTTCCATGGGAAACCAATAGACTGGTCGTTTTCGTCCTGAATGTAAACTCTTAGAGTTGTATAGTCAACTTTTGAGTTAGAGATAATGAATCTCTGGTCTAGTGAGCCGTCGTATGCAAATGACTTCTTGAGGAAGTTGCCCTGGAATAGTTCAATGGGCTCATCGGGGGTTCCAAACTGAGCTACGCCGTCAGTTACAGTGGCTGTAATGTCGTTTGGAATTGAAAATACGAAACTTGAGTCATCTGCTGTACCTACAGCAACCAAGCCAGCTTTCAAAGTTAGACTAGGGGTGTCTACAGTGGTCGATACGCTGAATGTGACCTTAGCAACAGCAGCTCTGGTGGACATTGGTAGGTAGCCAATGTTTCCAGCTAGAGATACAACGTTTCTTCTTAGTGTGGCTGAATCTAGGAACGACTCATTCACCACCATGTTGGCGTTTACCGCATTGATATAGGCATTGTAAGCCAGAGTATCAATAAGTACTGAGAAGTTAGAGCCTTCAAAGTCAAATCCCGTAAAATCGCTATTAGCGCGGAGATAGTCTTTGATTGACTCTCTAATCTGGTCGTAATCAAGATTGGTAAACTTAGTAAAAGCCATTACCTAGTAGCCTCTAAGATGAAGTTGTACGTTTGTGTTGGAAATGATTGACCAATGATATCGTAATTAACCGTAACTTCAAATTCGTTGGAATCTGGTCTTGGATTTACGAATACTTTCACATTATCAACTCTCGGTTCGTATGCTTTGATGGATTCTAGGATCTGAATCCTCACAACGTCGGCGGTACCGAAGTCAACTAGTTCAAATAACTGACTACGAACGTCAGAACCGAAGTTTGAGTTGAAAAACTTCTCACCAGGGATAGTTTCTACGATATTCCTTACGGATCGCATGATCGCACGCTCATTTTTAAGCACTGGGGCGTCTCCCGTCACAGGATGTGGCTGGAACGAGAGGCTAATATCCTTAAATGCTCTAGAAATGCGATTGATTTCCGCCATTTCAAACTTGGTATTTAGTTTTATTTATGGACCCATTAAAAAAGCCCCCTTTCGGGGGCGTTTTTCATGATTTTTTCGCCTCTTTTGCAGCTTTTTTGGCTTCTTGGGCGGCTTTCACGCGCATCGCCCACTCATATGCACCGTAATCGGTGATTAGACGGACGCCAGAGACGCGATCTGAAGGTTGAGCCATGGAATTGAGTCCTAAAAACGACAATTTAGAACTTTTAAGGGGGTTCCTATCCCCAAAAAACCTAATTTGGGACCAAAAGGGTCCCTTTGTATTTAGATTGGGCGTAGCCCTAGTGTACAAAAAGGGTTCGGCGTGAAAAAACTTCCGAATGGACCCCTTTTAATCAGCGTCCTTGACCGCGATAACGCTTCTTACGGGAATTTCGTGAGGACGCGGAGAGCTTGGTGCAGTTTGAGCGACCTTGACGGGTCTTCTTACCGGGCTTTTCGATCTTAATTTGGGTCTTGCCGAACATTTTTACTCCTGAATGTATGTAATGTGTGAAATTGTTGAGGGGTCTGGGAAACCAACCTCATAATAAGCCGTTGAGAGGTCAGACATAACATCAAAGAAGGTCTCTTCCGAGATGCCTTTGTGAATTGTCTGTCCTTCAATGATTATATCGTAGACTTGTTCCATAGTCAATCAGATGGGAATAGTAAACCAGCGATGTAAAGACCTAGTAATATGGTGATTCCGAATGGAATCCATGTTCCCCAGGCAGCTACAGCCAGTATAGTAGTAATTAGCAAAGTTGTCCAGCCAAGGATTCCCCTGAATAAGCGATTAGCCTTGTAGAGGAGTGTGTACATCCACACTTCAAACTTTGATGGATCCCTCTCCACGTCTCTATGAGTTTTATTCTTATAGATCTGTACGAGATCAATACCAACTGATCTGAAAGAGTTCTTCACAAAGGTATCACAATAGAACCATTCACTCGCACCATCTGGGAGGCGCTGCCATGATTCAATACCTAGGTGATCGCGCATGGCTTGCTGACTTACTCTCTGTTCTGCAAAGAACTTATGGAAGGCAGTCTCTGCCGTGCTCTGGTTCATCTTATCGATAATAAAGACAACCTCACCGTTTCTCCATTCGGGCGGATACTCTTGGATCCAACTAGCCATACGTTGACGACCATTCTTACCCTTCCCAATCTTAATCATGGGGAGTGGACCGGACGAGATATAACAATAGACCTGACCTACCTTAGTAGACTGATCTAGAGATGATGATTCAATAATGTGCTTCTCGTCAGCTATTAAGGTAGATAGATTCATATGTATATGTCTTATGAAAGCATTATAATAAAAAAGCCCCCCTGGCGGGAGGCTTTGTGTTCCACTTGGATAAGTGGTACATCATGGATCAGCAGGTGGATTATTCAATAGGTAAGAAGAGACTGCGGCGGGAGTGTGTACTGCAGCAGCAATATTCTGGACTATCTGAACCTCTGCGGAGTAATCCTCTCCGGGCTTGATAATCCGCCTCTCGTCATTTCTAGCAATCTCTACACCGTCGTCTTCAATAATATCTGTACGTACAATCTGCAATACGAGATCATTCATCACGATAACCCGGTATTCTTCTGTCTTGTTTAATGCCATGGTTAATGCTTCCAATAAAAAAGGGGAAGCATTGTTCCCCTTTGATTATTTATCAGATGACGCGAGTCTTTTCGTGACCAACGCGGATGCGGGGATCGCACCAGATCTCGAAACCAGCGGCGATAGCATCTAGACAGAAGCTAACGTCTTCACCACACATATCCTGGACCTTACCAGAATCAAAGACTTGCATCTTAGGAGCGAACCAGGGATACTTCATCTCTTCGTGCTCGAATACACCTTTCTTGATTAGAATCCAACCAAAGCCAGCGTAGTCAACAGTGAAGGGCTTCTTGCGCTTCTGGATGCCGTCTACCATCTCATGGTTCATGACGCCGCCGTTCTTAGCGAAGTCATCTTCCTCTAGCCAGTGAGCTACGGAGGTAGTGCGACCATCTTCAGTACAGTACCAACCAGTGGCGATGTCCTTATCCATGAGAACTAGCTGAAGTAGCTTCTCGGTGTTGAAGATGATGTCGCTATCGATCCAGAGCTGATAGTCATACTCTAGACGACCGTCCCAGGGAATCTGATCGGGTCCACGTAGTACGTTAGCACCTAGGCACTTACAACGTGCGAAGTTAACCATGGAGCTGTAGTCTTGGGAGATCTGAATAGATGCGCCCATTTGAACTAGGTCGAAGCAGAGCTGGACGAAGTTCTTTAGATAAACGTAGCTTACGCCACGACCAGGGAGACAGAAGACAATCTTCTTACCCTTTAGCATTTCTCTTGCCTTATCGTAGTCCCACTCCTGAGCAGAAGCGGCTACCTTGCCCTTGGGGGGCTCTTTGGCTTTTACAGTAAATCCTTTTGCCATAACAGTTAATAATGAAACGTTTCAAGTTCAAACTAGTTTGGTGCTCAATACGAACCTTCAACCAGCGCCAATGCTGGAGGATCGCATCGAACATAATCAAGTGTAGCATCCTTATCTAGATGAGTCAACTCTAGGAATGCTTGAATGTGTTGCATCTCTTTCTTAAAGTCTTCTTCATTGAGACTATTCCTTACACACTTGTCGTTGACGTAGATGTGATAGAGAGCTTCGTAGATCATGATAGTACTTCGCGGATGATGAT